CTAATATTCTGAATAATGCTATTGGTCGCAATCTTACAGCCCTTGAATGTTCTCTTGTCATTGATGAGGCAGCAGCATGTGTAGTCGCTGGCAACATTCGTAGAAGCGCAGGGATGCGTCAATTCGGCTGCGATGACGACGAAGCTATTAATTCAAAAGCTGGTTTATACACTCAGGACGCAGATGGTAATTGGAAAGTAGATTCCACAAAAGAAGCTCTCCGAATGGCTAATCACACCTCTTGCTACCACTATAAGCCGAGCTTGGAAGAAGTGATTGCATCTGTGACTAAGCAGTTCTATAGCGGAGAAGGAGCCATTCAATACGTCCCAGAGGCTTTGTTTAGAGCTAATATAGATCTTCTTGAAACTGACGCAGAAAGAAAAAAATTCTTGCAAATCTATAACGTTAACAAAGAGCTTGCCATTGTTGAGTTGATTTTTATCAGCGATAAAAAAGGCAAAAGGATAACAGAGAAGGAAGCTCGACATAGGATTAGTCGCTACGGGCTAAATCCATGCGGCGAAATCATAGGGGCTGATTTCCATTGCAACCTTGCTGAGATTCATCTGAATACAATTAATCCTGAGGACATGAGGGCTCAAGAAGCTGCTTTTAGAGCAGGGGCTTTGCAGGTAGGTGCTTTATTGCATCACGAATTTAAGGACGAGCGCTATAGATATAGCCGTGAGGTAGATCCTATCGTAGGCGTTTCGTTTACTGGTTTGTTTGATTTCTTCGTACATGCGTTTGGGAGCGACTGGCTTGAATGGATGATGGGGGGTCGTCCTGGTACGTCTATTGGTAGACGATTCATGAGAACAGAAAAATGGTATTTAAGTCATTGGAAGAACATAGTTAGGGAGACTCTGACTGAGTACTGTGAAGACCATGGTCTAAAGGTTCCTAACCGAATGACCACTGTTCAGCCTGCTGGAACAAAAAGCCTGCTGACCGGTGCTGCACCTGGCTGGCACCCTCCTAAAGCGCAGCGCTTCATTCGTCGGATTACTTTTGGAGTTGACGATCCATTAGTACAGGCATTGAGCGAATGGGGGTACTCAGTAATTCCTGCTCAGTCAGCCAAAGACGAGAATGGGGTTCTGTTAGATGATATAACCGATCCTCGAGTACAAGAGGTTCTTGTAGAAATTCCTACAGAAGTGTCCTGGGCCAATCTTCCAGGTTGCGACAAATATGATTTGAACAAGTTACCAGTCAAATCTCAGTGGGGCCTTTATATGATGGTTCAAAGAAATTACACTGAGCATAATACCTCCGCTACTCTTGAATACAGAGAGGAGGAAATTGAAACTTTGTCTAGGTTGATTCACTCGTCAATCGAAAAAGACACTGGCTACATTTCGGCAGCATTGCTAGCTCGATTTGATGCCAACGCAACTTTCCCTCGACTGCCGTTCGAGCCAATTGACAAAGAAACTTACACGAAAATGAATAAGCAGGTAGCTGCTTACAGAGAAGCGGCTACAGCAATCCATCAAGCTAAAGACTCGGATTTCCTCTCAGTACTTGGAAGGTACGACGATGCGACTTTTGAGTTGAAAGGAGCTTCTGGATGCGACAGCGACAAATGTTTGTCTAGCGCAGACAAAGATCAGGACCAAGTCGGACAGCAAATTTAATCATGTCATCCTTAGTCGACTTTCAAATTAGAGACTTGTCACGCAATCTGGGTATGGTAGAGCCTTTCGAAAGCGAGCAAGTTTGCCCCGCTAGTTATGATGTCAGGCTGGGGAACATGTTTAAGCGAGAGGGTCGCATTTGCGGCCCTGACCCAAAAAGGTGGACAGACTGCCATTTAGAGAAAGATGAAGAGTTTGAGCTTTATCCTGGGCACTTTGTCTTAGCACATACTCTCGAGTATGTTCGACTACCAAACGACATTGAAGCTCAATTTCAGTTAAAAAGCAGTAGAGCTAGGGAGGGCATTCAACATCTATTCGCAGGTTTTCTTGATCCGGGATTCCACGGTCAAGTTACGTTAGAACTGAAGAATGTTACGATGAGACATACTGTTATTTTAAAGCCTGGTATGCTAATAGGTCAATTAAGGTTTGCACAATTAAGTGAAAAACCTATGCGCCCGTACTCTCTTACAGGGCGTTACATGAATGACTTAGGTGCGGTAGAAAGCAAAGGCTAGGCAGACTAATCAGAGTCGCGAGATGCGATCAATCTTTTTTGCCGAGAAGGCACCACCGCCGAGACAGTAAATGCACGGAGTCCCTCATCCCATTAATGATCCAGCCCTGGCTTCTTACCACAGGCCGGAACTGGTCAGGCAATTGCCAGCTTTAGAAATTGCTTCTGATTGCTGGTATATGCTAGATGGTACTTACTCAGGATCAAGCCCTGAGGGTAAGACTGTCAAAGGTAAGTATTTGCATAAAGAGCCCGCAGAACCGGGCGCTGCCTATAATGAACGACTCCATCGATCAACATATGCTCCGATTTACCGCGACAGCATTAGAGCTTACGCTGGCTTGTTGAATAGATTTCAGTTAATGGATTCGCCTCCTTCTTTAGAACTAGCCGAAAAGAATGTTGATTTGCATGGCGAGAGCATTCAAAGCTTCTGGGGTCGATGCGACGAAAGAGTATTGAGAGATGGTGGGGTCTTTGTCATGGTTGACATGACTAAATCTATTCAATCAAATAATTTTCTTGATGAACTAGAAAGTGGAGTACGCCCATATTTAATGATGATTGATCGAACAGACGTAATTAACTGGTCAGTCACTCATGAAAATGGCAGAGAGAAAATTGTCCATGCGACTATTCGGCAGATCAGGCAAGTACCTTCCTCTAGTGGCTTTGGCGTTGACATTGAACCTGTATATCATGTCCTTAGACCCGGTCGCGTTGAAACTTATGCATTGCGAAAGGTTGACGGGGGATGGACGCAAGAGAAGATCGAAGAAGCTGTCACCTCCCTACCAATTGTGCCATTAGTTTGGTATGGCGCCGCCGCGTCTCGTTTCGCCCAAAGCGAACAGCCATTACTTGGGCTGGCTGAATTGTCTATCCAGCATTTTCAGATGCGCTCTGATTTGCAAGAACTGCTTCATAAATGTGCGATGCCAGTACCCGTCAGGACGGGAGCAAAAACAGGCCCTGATGGTCAACCTGTCCCTCTCGTTTTAGGGCCTAACACAGCGGTTGATTTAGATTCAGAAGGAGGCAAGTTTGAATTTGCGGAACCTTCCGGCAAAAGTCTTGAGCGTCATCAAGACGAAATCAAGCATGTTGAAGAGCTAATGGACAGGAGCGGTCTTAACTTTTTATATGGAGCAAATATTAAAACTGCGACTGAAGCATCCTTAAGGGCCAGTCAAATAGCTTCGCAAGTAACAGCGTTAGTCAGGAATAAAACGTCTGCTTTTGATACTGTGATGAAATTATGGGCGGCTTATAGTGGAGAACTGTCTTATCTTACTCCAGAATCTGGCATTTCGGTAAATGACAGTCTTATCAACAGACCTCTTGGAGCATCCGAGATAGCTCAAATGGTTAATCTGTTCAGTCAAGGATTGATCTCGAAAAGAACAGTATTAGACGAACTGCAGAGAGGTGGAGCCCTCGACCCTGACTTGAAAGTTGACGAAGAAATAAAGAGAACAGAAGACGACAGGAAAAAAGAGATGGAGGTTTCTTTGAAAGAGGAGCAGAAGATGACTGAATTGCGGAGTGAATCCACACCTGGAAAGGAGGAAAACCAGTCTGAAGACAAAGAGAAGGAAGGGAAAACTAATTCAGATACTCAGACACCTGAAAAAGTACAAGCCTCAGCCCAAAGGTCACAGTAAACTAAACTAACAACATCTTAAATTATGGAAGTTGCAAGATTTGAATTTAAGAAAGAAGCCGCAGAGTTTTTTGCTTGGGGGGAGGAACAATGCATAGTCGAGATGGCTTTCCCTAATATTATTGACTTGATCGAATATGTTAAAGAGTTTGAGGAGTTAGTCGAAAACGTTTCAGTTTTGACGGAAGGCAAGGTAATCAGCATCAAGGAGTTCACCAATTAATGCACCCATTGCGGCCTGGGAGACGCATAAAGTCACAAGGTGGATATTTTAGTTATCAGATAATTGGAGCTTGCTGCAGGCTTTACGACAGGGAAGATTTGCCTTGGCCCTCATGCTCTTTGCAGTGGCGTGGGAAGCAGCCTAGTTGGAACCGCATAGGAAAACGGTTGATAGCCGATATTGCCGCATCCAAATGTCCGAGCTACTATGCCAAGTGTACAGACATGCAGGATTATTCCTGGGAGCAGGTTTTGACTTTTTACGACCAAAGGCTTCACAGAGAAGCACAGAAGTGGTGGTACAGCAAAGTACCTGCTAGCATGACTTACCCTGAGCTCACTTGCGACTGGATTCTTGGATAGGTTTTTTTGGGAAAAAACTCTCAAACGATTAAATCTTGAGAGTCCAGGCAGAGCAGAGGCTGTCAAGGCAACCATTCAAAAGGTAGAAGAAAAGAAAAAAACAAAGGAAAAAATAAGAAACGCCAAGTGATTCTACCAACAACTTCTATTTATTTCAGATTATGCAACGCAAAACTCAAGATCTTGAAAAAACCAAAAAGGTTCTGGCAGATCTTCCAGGCTTTGAAAGCCACAAAGCTTTAAGACTACTCAGGGCGACTAACCCTAAAAGATACTGGACTTATATATTGATGACTAGTGTTGGCTTCGCCGGACTCGTCAGCACTGCTGCTCTTATTGTTTCATCTTTAACAGGCTGGCCTTTTGGAATGGTCGTTGCACTTTTGATCATTCTGCGTTATATTTTTACTTGAACGGGGGCATGTAGCATAATGGAGAATGCAACCGCCTTCTAAGCGGTCGAGTGGGGGTTCGAATCCCTCCATGCCTGTTCGCTCCCTTAGCAATCTGGTGAATGCAGCGAACTCATAATTCGCCTAAGGAGAGTTCGATCCTCTCAGGGAGCACCTTGCGAGTATGGCGGAATCGGTAGACGCTCCAGACTTAAAATCTGTCGGCACGTAAGTGCTGTGGGGGTTCAAGTCCCCCTACTCGCATAAACATAATCTCGATAAACTTTATTAGCTTGTCTGGTAAAGTGGAGCAAATACCTTTTAAGCAGTGTACTTGTTGCAATAAAGAATTGCCAACTACTGCAGAGTACTTTCATCAAGACGTAAGAACAAAAAATGGATACCATTCATGGTGCAAGGTCTGTCGCAATGAAGCAGAAAAGTCTTTTAGTAGAATTACAAGCAAAGACCGTTGGTGGAATAGCCAGAAGAAGCGAAAGAAGTATCAGCAACAAAAAAAAGCAGACAATCCAAGATACCGGTTTGATCTTATAACAATGCCATATACCCCAAAGAAATGTCCTGTTTTTGGGCAGGAGTTGATTTACAGTGCGTACCCTAACTCTTGCTTTGGTGCGTCGATTGATAGAATCGATAGTTCAAAACCATATATCGATGATAATGTAATGGTTCTTAGTCTTAGAGCCAATCTTCTTAAGAATGATGCCACTTTTCAGGAGTTAGTGTTAATGGGACGTTGGGCACAATGCATGATAGACTCAGGATATAATTAATTTTTTTTATGAAATGTCCGAATTGCAAGAACGTTACTAACCTTAGAGGATCAGAATCTGTAGGCTCAACAATCAGAAGAATGAGAGTTTGCCCTAAATGTGGACATAGATTTCTGACATACGAGGTGACCCAAGAAGATATGATTGAGAACGGGTTGATAGATTCTTAGAAGCCAAGTATACTAAGTAAAGCTCTTGGTTTTTCTTTTGGAAGTCATATTTTCCGAGACTGAACGACGTGCTGTTTTAAATGAGGCAGAAAGGCGTCAGAATTATAATCTTGAGCGAAATATTAAGGGCCGAAACGGAGGGGCTGAAAGAGGAGATATAGCACTGATGCACCATAAGTTAGGATGTGCAGGAGAAATGGCCGTCGCTAAATATTTAGGCTTGAAAAATTTTCTGTTTACAGAACTGTCCCCGAAGAAAGGCTCTTGCGATTTGCCCTTCAGTATTGATGTAAAAACACGTAGAAGAAGTTGGCATAATCTAATTGTTCAAAAAGATGATATAAAATCTAAAAATTTCTGGTTAGTAACAATAGAAGACAAGCACATCAACCTTGAAGGATGGATATATGGGCACGAAGCATTCAAGGATGAATATATCAATGACCCTGTTGGCGGTCGCTCTGCCTACTTTGTGCCCAAACACAGATTAAGGGCTCCAGAGCTATTTTATCAGCATTTCGAACCATTGGATTCTGATTCCATGTGATAGGATAAGATGGTATTAATCACAAGAGGCAGACCTCATGCGTTCAAACAAACGCTACTCTCAATATGGAGTAGACGAACTAAAGCGATACATTGCTGGCACTAATAATTGCAGAAAGGTTGATCAGCCTTATAGCGTAAGGGCTAGCTCTACCTTCAACCGTTCAGGTGAGGTTGAATATATAACTATAGGCGTTCATGGTAGTCCAGTCATGCAGGTTGACTTAGACGTTAAGACTAGACATCCATTGAGCATCATGGTTTTCTCTGGTTTCTATTACGACAATAATGGCAACCCTTCTTTGAAGACAACTGAAATCTTGAACAGTTTGCTTGATTTCTTGGGAGATGAACAAATCATTCCTCAGGATGTCAGAGTAATTAAACGAGACGAATATGGCAAAATTTTATTCTATTTGTCTCATAAAAACTCCGACAACCTAATCGTTTTAAATAAAGACTACTGCAATATGATTCATATTCGACCTGACAAAGATAATCTAAATATCATTAATTCAGATCTTACTAGTAGTGGAAATATCAAGATCCTGCGCCGTATGCTTTATCAGGAAACCTAGTGTAGCTTCATTAAATAAATGGCTGAGAAACCCGGTCTTTATAGTAACATCAGAAAGAAAAAAGCACGCATTGAAAGGCAGAAAAAGTCTGGTAGCAAAGTAGAAAAGATGAGAAAACCAGGATCTAAAGGCGCACCAACTGCGTCTGCCTTCAAGCGTTCAGCGAAAACGGCTAAAAAAAGAAAATAGTAATCATGGCTGAAAAGAAAGATCCTAGACTTAAAAGAGCGGGTGTTTCAGGCTTTAATAAACCTAAAAGGACTCCAAGTCATCCTAAAAAATCACATGTTGTGGTTGCAAAAGAAGGCAGCAAAGTCAAAACGATTCGTTTTGGAGAACAAGGTGCTAAGACCGCGGGCAAGCCTAAATCAGGGGAGTCGGCTACAATGAAGAAGAAACGTGCCAGTTTTAAAGCTCGGCATGCAAAGAACATCAGAAAAGGTAAGATGTCAGCAGCTTATTGGGCCGATCGATCTAAATGGTAGAAGAATTACAGGAATCCTTTTATGAATTATCAAATTAGAGACAGGATTGCTCGTAAGACCTGGGCAATTTGGCAACAAGCCCAAAACACTTCAGTAGAGAGAGCAGCTTGCCCTCCTGAATTTTACGAGATGGCACAAATCGCAATAGAAGAAACTAAAAAAGAATTTGATGAAATCATTAATAATTTGATCAAATACCGTTTAGAGAAAACCCTTAACCAGTAACAGCTTTTTAGTAAAAGTACCTATCAGCTTAATCAAACTTCTTGCAAACATTAATATTTCATGAAATCCAGATCTTAAGCTTGTAAAGTCAGCTTTCTGGACTATTGTGACACTGTTGATCGAAATGATCACTCATGGCTTCAACTACTTTTTTTAACAATCATGGTGAAGACAAGAAGATTTGTCCTGCAGTGCGAGAAGGGTTTTCTTTCCGAAGACGGCTTCGTCGAAGACGCACTCAATGCTCTCCAGTCGGTAACAAGAGACAAAATGATTCAAATACACAAAGACCTAGTCACATATAAATCGCATGATAAAAAATTCAAAAATGTTATCTTTTTTATTACACAGATTGATGTCGACTTCCCCTCAGCCAAAAGCAAAAATGATACTTCCCGGATCTGCTGAGGCCATAATCAGAGGATGTAGCTGTCCTGTAGGACTGAATGATTCTGGAAAAGGAGTTTATAATGTGCCTTCGAGGCAAGTGTCATTGGCGTTTATTCATTTAAATTGCCCCGTTCATGGGATTCAACAAATAAAACAGACCTGTAAGGTTTACAACTTTGACGAGAGCTCAATCATTAAGACAAAAGTTAGTTAAACTAACTATATTAGGTCTTCGTTTATGGGAACCGTATATGATTTCTATAGCGAAGACCCCAAAGGCTTTTACAAAGGTTTTGAAGCATTTTGCCTTTTATTTAAATCTTTTTCAGAAGAGTGGCTCGCTAAGAACCCTGAAGAAAATGGACAGAAAGCAGGTTTTTATTTTGCTGCAGCCCTTGTTGACAGCTATTTAGGTGAAGTTGCAACTAATGCCAAGGAAATGGAAGAAGGCAAAAAGCAAACTGAAGAGCAAAAGCTACAGCTTGAGCAGTTTAAAATAGACCTTGAAAAAACGTTTGAAATTTAATTAATCTTGACTCTAATAATTTTTTTTCTTGGCTGAATTTTTATGTCTTTGTCAACAGTACTTGTGGGATAAAAGCTGGGAAGTTTAAAATCACAACTCGGCTTGATTACAATTTGCTTTTGATTGTTCATTGTTTTTGCTGATTGTTTTAGTTTAAATTTAATTATTTTAATTAAAACAATGGAACCATGAGGTAGTCATTAATGAGGGACTCCTGAATGGTAAGCGCTCTTCTGTATAGCTGTCAACACATCCATCTTGTTTGAGTAGAAATACACATGCATCAAGTGCCAAAACTACGACTTACTAAGTCTAGGAAACTCTACCGATCGCTCAAGACGCCATACCTAGGTATTAATTTTTTAATTTATGGCTTCGTCTATTGGCTTGAAGACAGGGTGATTGAATACAAGACCAAATCCGCTATTGATGTGGCCCTTATTAGGTTAAAAACTGAGCTTCCACCTGAGCCTGACAACCCTTGGGTGCCTCCTGAAGTCTCGGAAGTGTATGAGGATCCAGAGATACCATTGCCTACTCTTAGATCTCGGTATAGGTGGGCCGAAAGCAAAGACGAGCAAAAGTAACTCTTTGCAAATGCTTAGAAGTAAGCTAATTTGAGTTATGGCCAAATCTTTAAAGCTGACGATCAATCTCTCAAGCAAACAGTTTGAAAAGATCAAAACTGCTCAGGGCTATGCCCGGTTTTGCTGGGAGACCTATGGGCGATATCTAAACAGCGACACAAAAGCGGAAATCAATATCAACATAAAGCCATAGATGGAAATCAAACAAATCGAGCATTTTATATCAGAAGAGAGGGATTATTGTCTAGGGTTGATTGAAGTCAATGATTGGGAATCTTCTGATGTCTCATCTATAAGCCTTCTGCGTTCATCTAAAGACCAGCACGCCATGAGAGATAGGAGCAAGATGGCTAAACTCCAGAATTGACATTTTGTTTGATACCTCATCTTATGCTTCAACAGGGAGAAGTGAGTCGTCAATCTCGTCGATTGCGTTAGGATCTTTAAAAACTGCAACGCCTACAGCCTTTTTATTTTTAACACCTAAAAGCTGCTGATGCAAAATTTGGTCAAATTCTTCTTGATTAACTTGGCCTGACTCGTCTCGAGGGATGTTTACTTGTCTTGAGTAAACATACTCATCTTCGTCGACATAAGTCACTTCGACTGACCTCGCGTCGTCATCAAATTCTGCGACCGTATACTCAACGACTTGCACTCCTTCAATTGAATTATTTTCAGGTACTTCAGTCTTAGTTGGGCTAGGCATGGTCTCAAGTCCCAAACTCTATTAATCATAATAATATGCCAATAAAAAAAGGGCGCTAAGCCCTTTCCCTCTCCCCGTAGTGGATCAACCGTGCTCGCTTGGCAGGTTGACGATGTCTGGCCAAAGGCTTTGCAGGCCATGGAAATTGCGGACGTACTTAATAGTCATGTCTTCGTTAAACGACCAGTCCTCGTTGAGAGTTACTAACCAAGGGAAATCGGGGTCATTCTTTGCTTGGTACTCGTCAAACACGATGTCTTGAATGGCGGGATGGGCACTGGCCTCATCCCAAGAACGTGGCTTTTTCATTGCTTATCCGGCGGGCAATCGTTGAACGTTGCTTAGGACTTCGTCAATGCCGTATTGACCTGTGGTTGCATACCAGTCTTCGGGGGAATAAACGGCCAAGGCCACTTCGTTACAACAGTCTGCGACCGTGTTTTCGATAATTGTCGAAAGACAATCCCACCGAGTGACCCAACCAGGGGCCAGATATATCCAAAGCCCCCCTTCATCCATGTCGCGTTCATCGCTCCAGTCACTGACCCTGGGGTCGTTGCGGAGTTCTTTGCAGGTGCGTGGTTTTTTCATTTGTTGTTTGAAATAAATCAAAGGTAGACTTCTTCCTCTCCCATCTTAAATTTTACGACTCTATCTTTGTATAATGAAATCTTTTTGGCTTGCTTTTTCTCATGGTTGAAAGATTCTAGAAGTAGAAAACGCCTAGAAGTTAAAGGCGTTCCTTCTCCATTGGCTTTGTAAGTCCATAATGGATTGAAACTAGATTTGCGGATAGTCCCGTCAACCTTCTTAAACTCAATCCCTGTCAGCTTGCTCTTGCGAGATTCTTTAATGCAGAGCAGGATTGCGTCAAACGTCATTACAGGAGAGTAGAAAAATCCACCTATGGATCTATCCCATTTCTGCTCTCCGTACAGTACTTCCATTAATTCTGCAGCGATCTCTTTGTTGGGAGCTTCAATGACCTGAGACCGGCCGTCTCGGTCGTGAAGAAAAACAAAAGGAAAGAGTTTCATAGAGAACTGGGGTAAGACCCTTGTGTTGTGAGCCAATCATAGCAGAAGAGAGCTCCCCTGCAGGATGACCAGACATGAAAAAGCGGGTACTTGACCCGCTCGGCATAACTTTCAAACCGTACCGTTCTGGGGCATTTTTGGTGTTTGTTGGATGGCTCTCGACTAAGAGCCACTTCAAGCATAGCCCAGTTCAGTCAACTGTCCACTCAGGGTGACTTCAGGTAACCCTAGAAAGGGGTGTACTCAGACTACCTGTAAGGTGACTTCAGGTAACCCCCATATATAATTAATTATATATATAATAATATATATAAAAGATTATCTAAGATTACCTCCTCCTTTCCTCCTCCACAGTCTGCTCCATCATCATGATTAACCTTTTGGTGTAGAAGCCCCCAAGCAGTAGAGGAAGCTGCTTATTGAGCATCCCTCCAAGTTCTACCGTCCCGAATAGCCAGACACCCCTTCTCATGTAGCACTGGAATCTGTGCACGTCCAGGTCAACAACAGCTTTTTGCAAATGCTGAAGGTAAACCTGCTTGCTCTCTGCCTTTCCCATGGATCCTAGTGCCCTCTAAGCATAGTTTCGGGCAGCTTACTAATTTTTTTTTTCTTAGGCAATTTTTTTTTACTTTCCTTAGTATTATTTGCCTACACCGTACAGCCTTCTTTTTACTGGTGGCAGACCTGGGTAGAGAGTTTGATGGCAGATGCCCGTGAGAAGGGGCTGCAAGCCCCTAGAAGGGCATTGACATGGGTGATGGCTATGTTTCCCTATCTTGCTATTTTAAGCCCTGTTAGAGAGCCTTATAGGCCATTGTTCCCTTTTTTGTACTGTTTTTTACCATAAGCAAACATACGTATCACTCACGATGACTGCTCCCCCTCTTCCCTACCCTTTTTTATCCCTTGCCCTCCCCCCTTGCTATTACTCACTTACTACTTACCTCTCATCCTATTTACCTCCTCTCCTATCTCCTCCCTCCCTTATCTATAGGGGTTATATGATAGGGTTTGTTACCTTTCTTAATGAAGTTTAGATATAGGATTTAACTATTAACAACTAAACCTACAGGTAATAACTAGATAATACATGTAATTAAGTTATTAACAGTAACTTATAAGGGTTTAGTTATTAGATATTAAATAATATATATATAATATATATAATATAATATATATATAATATACCCCAGCCCACCAGAGCCCATAACTCTCCATAGTACCACATTACGCACCGCGCTAACGAGGCAAAAGACCGGCGGGATTATACCATACAGCCCAGCCCACTACCCCAGATCATCCGGCGCCAGATTCCGCCCAGCCAATCCCCGGTGAATTACTTAAACCGCCATTTGGTAATTCAATGCCACCATCCACCACCAGGCCCATCCCCCTGTTAGCGGTGTTACGTTTTGTGAGATGCCTTGACGCTAGACCGGATGCCGTGCTACCACGCGCCAGCGCGAGCGTGAACAATGCCGCTACGCGGTCATTCACGGTCACGAAAAAAAGGAGCCGGTTAGGCCCCTTATATTTTGTTAATTTTCCCAGTCGACATTATCGGGTTCTGGTGTTAATGATCCCAGTCCTAGGGATTGTACTAACTCCTCTTCAAGATCCTTTGCTCTAAGGCCTATTGCTTCAGCTTGAGTTGGTCGTTCTAAGAAGTAATAGTTGACGCCTTCAAGCAAAAGAAGAGATAGCATTTGATTCTGAGTTCTTGTCTCAGCGGAGGCACAGGCAAGGACTAGTTGTTGTTGCGCTGGAGTTAGTTTCATTTGATTTCAGTGTAAATAATTGAGTCATACATCAGGCCATAATGTGAAGCTAAGTCGCCCCAATCTGTGAAAACTTTGACAGCGTTAAGATCGACATTTTTGATGGTAACTGAGAAACAATTGTCATCATAATTACTGGACTGATTAACATCAAAGCCGGCAGATGTTGCCTGCTCTTTGTATTCATTGTCGACGTGAAAGATGGCTGTTGTCATTAAACTCTACCCTGCAATTTGTCGTCAATTAATTCAGCCAATAATTCAGTATTGAAATAGGTTGAAAATAAATTAACAAGGTCTCTGTGCTCCATAACATAAAATAACCTGTGAGCATCGTTTCGGATATCCTGAGGCTCGAGGCCTTCAGATTCGTAAGGTTGGTTGAAAACTATCCGCGATAAGGACATGGGATCGATCCCTTTGGGTCTCTTAAAGTATACAGCAGGATGCGCTATATGGCAATGAGTCAATACTTCTTAGCATGAAGTGTGACCGTGAATGGGGCGCTGTGCGCCTCCCCCATTCACGATCAAGAATTATTAATTTTTTTTATAATACTTAAGGGAGGAAATCCTCCCCTAAAGCATTACTCAGAATTCGTCGTTGTCTAACATCCAGGGAAGATAAAGGGCTTGAATGTAACTTAGATTGTTGCTGATTGTTTTAACGTCAGGCTGCACATCGTCCTTTGGTACTTGGAAAGTCGCAGAACATATGCCGGGCAACATATATCCAGGTTCTGCGATGTCTGCCGGATAGCATACATCCGAGCGGCCTGGTTTCATGTCTTCAACAACAGCGACAACGATGTAATGAATCTCATCATCGGAGACTAGATCGATTTCGAGTTCAGTTAGCTCAAGGACTTTAGACATGTGAGGGAACCTTTGGTGAGAATACAACAGGCTTAAAATGCTTTTTACCGGAACCATGTACGGGCACCCAGATATCAGCCCGGTCGCCGTCGCATAAGTGACAGGTCAGGCATTTGCTTTTGTCGTTAACAGTAGCAGGGCACTGCATACCAGCGCCGGTAGCATTTTCGGGAACAACTTGGAAGGTTTTCCATCCATGAGCCGCCGCTAATTTCTGCTCTGTGTAATTATCAACTGACGCCATAAAATTTTTTTTATATACCTGTGCCCATGGTTCTTGCCATTGGTGAGTATATCCTGTATGACCTTTTGCTAGCGAATTAATAGCATTAAATATTTGAACATTAATAACACTGGGGTCTCCATATGCCCCCCATCGGATGAATCTTCCTTCTAAATAATGGCGTTCATTCCAATCCATTCCGTCCTTATATCTTCCGCGATGATAAGCTTTCCAAACGCTATTCGGAGCCTGCCCAACATTAACATAACATGTACGATTTCCAGTCTTTGGATCTTTCCTGTGAGGGCAATTGCCGCAGATAGAAAGATCTTCCCCAATGTTTACAGCATGTACGGGTGAGATATCTTGCCTCAATATCCATACCTGCATCATATTTCCGGTCTTCCGATTAGTCGTCTCAGGGGTAAGAATAGCGACACAAGATCGGCCATCAATTGGAGATTCGAACTCATCAAGAATCCAGCCTAGCGGTTGTTTCTTAGTCATGATTTCTGTAGGGGTGAGAAATTAACTTTACAGTTTGATTTTTTTTATATCTTTGGATAAAGTAATTAGTGATCTCGCAGAATCCCCAAGCAAATAAAACTAAGGGGAAGAAGGCTATCGCTAGGCTAAAAAGACCAAACGATAGAATAATAGCGGAGCCGGAAACTTTCCCTAAATCAGACATATTGTCTGAGCTAATCGGGAGGAAAACAGGATCTGGAGGAGGCACGGGTTAGAACCCTTTGGGACTCCCGAATTATAGCAAATAAAGCAACGACTGGCTAGCCCTATATAACATATTAACATTTGTTAAGATCAGCAATATTTACTATTCGCTATAGGTTAGTTACGATTTGTTACGTGCGTAGCGTGACCGTGAGCAGATAGCCGATCCGTCGGCTGCTCACGATCATTTGCGATTGCTAGACTAGTGCGAACCAGCGAGTGGACTAGATGCAGTGACCGTGAGCGCCGCCCCCTCCGGTTGCTCGCGATCACGCCGTGCTATGATTCCATCAACCTAAGGGACAAACCCATGCTCAGCCCAACTCAAATC